CCTCTCGGTAACAACAAAGGAACTGCAATGCTTACCCATATTAACAAATTTCTCGATTTTGTGTTCCCCTCTGGTAATGGCTATTCTGGTCTACCTGACTCTGAATTGACATCTTGTATCCCCACTGGATTCACCAGACGTCTTGATCTCGGTGACCCCGATTTCATGGCACCAGGTGAGGCCCCTGCATGGGAATCGAATTCTGATCTCTGCCTTCTCGCAGATCCAAGAGTTACTTTTCCACGTGCATTCAACTACGCCCGTGAATACGGTTACGCTCAATTCGAATGGCGTGGTAAAGTCTACCACACTGATCTGAAAAGAGAGTTTCCAACTCCAATTCCTGTTTTTATGGCTGAGTTTCCAGCTTCCAGGTGCACACGATGACCCTCTCACAAAGAATCAAAGTGAAACGCACTTCTATCACCCACGCTGATTTTTGGCTACTCGCCAATTCAGGTTGGGGCTCAAACAATCAAGTTGAAAGGTAACACTATGACAATCTCTTATCTTCTTCCTCAGTCTGGCAACTTTGCCACTTTAACAGAAGAGGCTTCACGTGTTGGCGTGGAAGTCTTCTCTCCTCAGAAGCTTCGTGAACTCATTGTTCTCGCGGAGTCTGGAAACATCCTCGTGTCAACAGTCTCTTCTTCCGACCTTCAAATAATCGCTCGGCACACGTCGGCGTTATTTGCCGAAATGCCATCCGTTGTCCTCAATGTCCCAGGGTTAATTTACCCAGGTGACTGGATGACCTCAGCTGCGATGTTTCCTCCTATCGATTGGCTTGAATTAAGCCGTAAATGGGCTAAAAGTGGCGTTACTGCTTATGATACCGATTCCGCTGGTAAACGTGACACCGGCGCTCCCATCCGTACCGAAAAGGTTGACTTCAGTGAAGAAGAGCCAATCTCTTTTGGATCATCCGACTCCGATGACGATATCGGGCTTTAACTGGAGGTAACCAACTATGGCTACTAACTCAGTGACCTTCGATGTTGATTCCCCAGTTACAAAAGCTTTGTTTTTTGGGAAATCGGCTGAACGTAACCGCCTGAATTCATACTCTGAGAAACCTCTCGAGGTTTTTCCTGGTATCTTCTCTAACGACAAGCTTTACCTGCGTTTTATCGATGTCCTCACGAGGGACCTCAGCGCCAGGTTCGAGCCCAACGTTGACTCCCTCGGTCGTGTGTCTGGAAACGGTGTTCGCACCAATTTCTTAGGTTCACGTCACGTCGGTGGCTACTCTATGTTTCCTGCAACCTACCCAATGATGAGTAACGAGTATCTTCGCTCACAAGCTGATCTTACTAATAAGTTTGAATCTCAAACTCATGAGAACATCTTTCGTGCTATCGTCAGATTGTGCTTTTCCGATCTTGAGCCTCAGAAACTTCCTCTTAGGAAGAACTCTTCTTCTGTGGCCCCTTTCTTTACGAAAAATATGTCTGAAAAAATCTCTCTTGCGACCTTTTCCCTTGAGAAGGCCGCTTTGGCTGGTAACATGATGTCGAAGGGTGATTACATCACTCCTTGGACTGAAATGTACATTGGTGGTGCCTACTACGGTGTCTATCGTGACCAGTCCACTGATGCAATCAAACTCGAAGGAGACACTTTCACAGCAAAAGATCGTCCTGTCGGCGATCTTGAATTCTCCACATCTGGTGGACGCTCAGGTTCTTTTAAACCTGCAAGCAAGGCCTTTGGTCCTGAGATCGATTTCAAGGTTCCAAACGGCTTCTTTCGAACGCGACGGCGTAATGCCGCCGGCGGTGGCTTAGGCATTAATGCTACTCAAATGCCTGTTGCTCACGCTGTTCGGAAGAAGATGTATGGCGAATACGCCTACACCTTTCACCATACGACACGTGATTCAATTCGCCAAGATCTAAGGAAAGCTCATCTTTTGATCGCTGGTGATGTAAGTAATCACGACTGGTACTGGCCTCATTTTGCGCACGACGCAATGGAGGCTGAACTGGAAGCAATGAATTACTCCGAATGGTTTGTTAAACTATTTCGGACAATCTCGAAGCTTCCAATTTTTGTTGCCGGAGTTGGTCCTGATATCCCAAATATCCTTCTTGGAGATTGGCGTTCACCTTCTAACACAGGTGGCCTTTCCTCAGGGGAGGCCATGACCGATATCAAAGGCTCAATTTGGATGACTTTCTGTTATTTCATCCTTCAGGCTACTCATACCTATCCCTCTATCCTTAAGACCTGTGAAACTTTTGAGGGCGCTCTTTCTACGATGGATCGTTATCTTAAAGGTCAGCTACCTATTGCGCTTAAAGATAAATCCGATGATGGTATCATGATCTGGACAGATAGAACACTTCTTCCTGCTGCTCTTAAACTTCAGAGGAGAATGCAAGAAGGTGATCTTTCTATCTCTAACTACATGATCATTCAATATGAACACGGTGGAGCTTTTCTTGGTTCCATTATCATGTATCCAGGCGATAAGAACCCAGCTAAGCTGGATCTTATTGGTAACATCGTCTCACTTGTTGGTAACCAGTTCTCTCCTGAGTACGGTGTTTTCAATGGTCATGGTGACCGTTCTAAAGCCAAACGACCCTACGGCGGCTTGGCCTGGGATACGATGCGCCAGAACTATGGTTCTTCTCCGATCTACGACGACGTCGTTGATCTCATCGAGCACCACTGGGGTAAGGTTTACGGGTACTCTTACGCTAATTTTAGAAGGGAATGGCTCATCGCTGACAAAAAGGCTTTGGCTTCTGCTATCTCCACTAATGGCGTTGCTGGTCTCAACGACCTAACACCTGCAGATATCGAAGTTCTTATCGATCCAGCCCGCGCTGATTGGAAGTACTCCGAGGAGGATCTTACTCCTGGCCTAAAGGACATGATGTTCAAAGGCCTCTCACTAGAAACAGTCGAACCTTATTTTAGGGCGGCTACAAATCAATAGGTGAAAAATGTTCTCTATTAATACTACTACGAACTTGGCTCTCCCTGTGCCACGACGTACCACGGAGGAGCTCATCGCTCTTTTCGACTTTACCGAAGCCTTCTACCCTGGTCGCATCCCTTTGCGTCTAGGTAATGCCAACTTCACTATCGATCACCGCAGTCTTCAAACTGCAATTGTTACTTTGACCTCCGCTGAGGGTCCTGTCACAAAGAAAATGATCTACGATTTGATTCTAGCCCCGAATGGCACAGATTTAAGTCCGATTGTCACACGTTCGCAGTCTGACACACTCCCACGGAATAGCGTTTTCTATAACCACGTTAAATGGGATCCTACCAACTGGCCACGTGAAAACGCGCTCCCAGGTGCCTACGTTCTTGTCGGTGATACGAACTCCGGTAAGACTCACTACCTTCGCAACCTTGCTGGTATTGATGTCCTCCTCCGTTGGGGTGAACCCAATGAAGACGCTGATGATGCCGAGGCTACAATTGGTGTTGACACACTTGACAAAGTCATCGCCATGACCCTTCTCCTGGGTTGTCTTGGATATCGTGTCGGTGTTGACTCCCTTCGAACCCTTGTCTACTCCTCCGATGGTAATACCATCGAAGGCGGTATGTCGTCAATTATGTTTGACGTCGCTACCAACCTTTCTAACCTCTACGCTCACTTCGGTGCCTCGATTTACCTCGTGATCAACCCAATGATCTCCGATATCGATCGCGAGACTCGTTTGTACTCACGTCTCGCTTCCGCTGCTGCTGGCGCTCTTCACATTGTGAATCGCCAGGTTATAAGCGCTCAGTATCGCACGTCCACAGGACGTGTTACACTTGGTGTAGACGATGAAGCCTCTGGACCAACTACCTTGCC